GTCCCTATTAGCGAGGACGACCTAGAGTATGTAGGCGACGAGAAAAGTTGCAACGTCCAGTACTACATCACAAGCAAATAATGCGTGAAGGCCTGCAGGCAGGCCTTTGCAGATTATTTTCAACAACAGGAGCACACCATGAAAAAACCCACCGGTTATGTAATTTATCGCGGCCCATCGTTACTTGATGGCACACCAATTGTGGCCATTGCCCTGCTCGGGTCCAGTAATCGCAAAACAGGCAATATGGTGCAGACCTATATCCTGCGCGACGACATGCGTCCGACACTGGCCGTCCAAACTGGCGCGGACAGCGCGATCTGTGGCAATTGCAAACACCGGCCCTTTTTAGGTGGCGCGTGCTATGTGGTCGTGGCCCAAGGTCCTACAGTGGTTTTCAAAACCATGCAGGCCGGTAAGTACCCCGACGCCACACCGGCCGACGTCGGCACCATGGTGGCCGATCGCATGGTGCGTTTGGGCACGTATGGGGACCCTGCCGCGGTACCGGCCAACGTGTGGCAGGCCCTGACAGCACAGGCCGCAGGCCGCACAGGGTACACACACCAGTGGGCCAACGAGGCCCTGCCAATGGACCATCGCGCAGACATTGCACAATTGACCATGGCCAGTGTAGACACAGTAGAAGAGGCCCAACAGGCACGCGCCAGTGGCCTGCGTTACTTTCGCATTCGCTTGGCCACCGAGGCCCTGCAGGAGCGCGAATTTGTCTGCCCTGCTAGCGAAGAGGCCGGTAAGCGCAAACTGTGTGATACGTGTGGTGCGTGCAACGGCACGACCAAATCCACTGGCGCAAGCCCTGTGATCATTGTGCATGGCAACAAGGCACGACGTTTCACAGAACAGCGCGCAGTAGCATAATTGATGCGTGATGGCCTGCGTGCAGGCCATTGCAGATCAATTCACCCCCAATTGACCATAGTAGTATCAGCAACAAAACAGGAGCACACCATGCAACAGATTCAAGAATTTTTAGACGCCAAAGTAACAGGCCAAAATATTTATTACCCTGTCAGGGTAGTTGGCCACAATCCCGAGACAAAATCTTGGGAAGGTTTCCGCGTTGACGACGCACAAAAGTGGGCCCTGCGCAAAATAATGGAGCAGGCCGGTTTCAGCAGTGTTTATTTTGACTAAGGAGCAGACCATGCTTAGATTCAGCAAAACCATTCCCGACGGACGCCACCCAAACGAGGCGCGTGATTGCACAGTGAGGGCCTTGGCCCACATTGCAGACCTGCCATACAGTGAGGCGCACGCGACCATGGCCGCATTCGGCCGCAAGAACAGACGAGGCGTGCCACGCGCGCAGGTGGTCGCGGCCTACAAGACCAAGGGCCTGCAGTTCACACAGCGCACAGACAGGCCAACACTGGCCCAGTTCATGCGCGAGGCCGGCGCCACACACGATCGCATGGTGATCAGCATGCGCGGCCACGTGTTTGCCATCATCAACGGCACACAGTTGGACCTTGGCAAATGCGGTCCACGCACGCGAGTGCTCGGGTATTACGTGCCGGCAAAATGATGCGTGATGGCCTGCGTGCAGGCCATTGCAGATCAATTCACCCCCAATTGACCATATCAATATCAACAGGAGCAAACCATGAAACTAGAGTACACGCAAGACTGGCAGACACAGGCCCGAGGCACCAACGACCAAGAGTATCAAATCTACTTGGCCTGTGCTGACGACGGCAAAGGTGGCGACATTACACGCGAGGGCGCGCCCCTCAAAACCTATGAAGAGTGGGTGGCGTCGTGAAAAACGCAGACGCGATCAGGGCATATGTGCTCGATCAGTACATCGAAACAGGCCGACGCATTTTTGTGTCCGACCTGATGGAGCAATTCAACACCAACGCAGTTGGCATTCGCAACGCGTTGGGATACGACGATTTTGTCTTCGAGCACGACGACAAATGGAGTGGCAGTAATTACGCAGGCAAGTACATACAGGCCGCATGCGTCGAGCCCAACAAGGCCGGCCTGATCAAATTCATCAAACAACTAAGGAGCACAACATGACAGTCCGCGCACGATTCAACAAGCAAAACCTACTCAACCAATTACAGTATGAAATAACCCGCATGGAGGACATGTGGGGTTTTGTGTCTGACAACGGCACAGACCAAATCAAAGACAAATCAGATTTTGACAGGGCCGTCGCGTATGGCGAATACGTCGCGATCACTGACATACACGATTCAATCAGGCAGGGCAATTTTTTCATCTAAGGAGCACAGCATGGCATACACCAAACTGACACGCACACAGCACATGGTCGCAATGGATTTTGTGGCCACAGCGCGCACCAACGGCATCAGCAACATATCCATGGTCCTACCAACAGGCCATGAGTTGATCAGGACAAACAGGGTCGCGCAGATTCGCAAGGCCACCGACGCGATCGCGCAAGGGTGGGACGAGTTGGGAAACCGAGTGCGTCTCACACCGGACCTGCGGGTCCTGCAGGACTAATTCACCCCCAATTGACCATAGTAGTATCAACAGGAGAAAACACAATGAAGACAATCACAATCACACAAAAACAGTGGTCCAACCTTAACGTCGGCCTACTGTATGAAATGGCCAAGTTCTTGGCAGAAGAGCATAGCGAGGACCTGACACGCGAAGAGCGCACAGACACCATCAACATGCTCAACGATGCACTACACGAGTACAACAAGATCAAAGAGGCATTCAAAGCATGAAATACCTTAGAGAGTTTATCGAGGCCCTGATACTGGCCGCCCTGATCGGTGGCCCGTTTTTTTATTATTTTCTTTACGTAATGAAACCATGACAAACTGGCCATTCCCCCCATTCCCAAACCCCAAAGACAAGGGCGCCAACGTGCCCAAGTTCAACCCTGACAATCACGAGGACGCACCATTATGACAACAGCACAACCATACACCGACGACGTCGGCGGTTTCATCTACTACAAAAAGATGGCCTACAAGGCCTTGGACGATACCAAGTGCAGTGCACATGGTGTCTGTGTGGCCGTTGAATACTTCAACGGTGACTACAAGTTTGTTATTTGGACCTTGGCCCCCAAGGTGCGCGAGGGCCTGATCAAACACGAGTTGTTTGCTGAGTTGACCAACCAAGAGAGATTGAATGCCCACGTTTTGGGTTTTGCACAACAATATGAAAGACACTTACCATGAGAAAATTTCCACTGTACATCATTGACAGAGCAGGCCAGTTCACCACGCAGGAATTCCCGTCGTACGAGGAGCAATGCGCGGCCGCGGACAAGTGGGAGGCCGGTGGCCACGAGACCTACTTCAATTACCTAAACGCAGTGATGCGTTACGACGCATTCAAACGATTCAACCAAGCACAAGGAGCAAAATAATGAACGATTTCCAAAACGCATACGAGACGGCCAAAATGCAAAAGTGGCACAGGGTCACAAAGACCATGGAAGAGGCGCAGGCACAACACGAGGCCGGCAAACACGTGGTCATGGTGGAGGCCCTAGCATACTGCCCCTACACCGACGCGGCCATGGGCACCATGCCACACATCATGGAGGCATTCGACACGCAGGAAGAGGCGCAGGCGTACATCAATAAGAATTTTGAAGAGTTTGGGGCCTGTGAGGCCGTCGACATGTTCATATACCCAAGGCCGGTGATCGAGCGCAAGGCGCGCTACATTCCCGAAGACTTTGACGACCTGCCTTTTTAATTCACCCCCAATTGACCATAGTAGTACAACCAACCAAACAGGAGAAAACCATGGATAAGACATACTGGACAGGCCAAGGCCGGTACCAATTGAAGGCCGACGCATTAGAAAAGCTTCTGCCAATTTTTGGCGTGGTGGAGGACGCCAAGGGTGCCAACAAACACCTAGAGACATTTAGGCGCGCAGTTAACTGCTACTACGACGTATACAACAACGGCCTGTGCAACAGGGCACGTGAGTTCAGCACGCTGTTTAAAATTGCAGGCGTGGCCAAAGAGATCAATTCGCGTCGTGCCAACGGCATGCTGTCCATGGAAACGCAGGAGCGTATCGAGGACAAAATGAGCCTGTTCATACTGGCCGCATTCCATGAGCAATTTGCAGAGGAGCCAACAGAATGATCACAGTAGACAAGTACAACGTGCGCATTGTGCGCAAGGGTGACACGTACGGCCGCGAGTTCTGCCTGACGTACGACAAGGACGAGCCAATGGTCGAGTTCTACGACGGCCGGCACCCACACAGTGAGTATGGCCAGTTTGTGACACGTTACAACGTGGCCACGATACTGGGCACCGACGGGTGGGGCCGCGGTGAAGGAGGCCTGATCTTGGACGGCGGCAACGTCAACGAGTGGACAGTCCAAGAGAAAGACATGGACACAGTGCGCGAGTACCTGCGGACCGAGACCGGTATCAAACCCATGGTGTGGTTTGGCATGATGACACATGGCCAGTTCGGTGTGACAGAGCACGACATTGAGCCCATGGTGATCATTCATTCGATCGACGAGAAGACCACCATGGACCCCGACGAGATCGAGAACTACATGGCCCTACACCATTACGACAGTTACTTAATCCCGTCCCAGTTTGTCGGATACGTTACGTATTCATCAGACTACATTAGGAACATGCCCTAATTCACCCCCAATTGACCATATCAGTACAAAGGAGCAAACCATGAAAAAGTTACAGAAATTTATCAAAGCAGAAAACGACTGGCGTAAGATATTCGGCAACCGCGAGTTGTCAATCGACACCCCCGAGGGTAGACAGCAAGTGGCAGAGTTGATCGACATTCAACTAAGCCCTGAGAACCTGTACTGCGATGGCGAGATCAGCCACACAGAGGCGCAGATGAAGTACCGCATGTTATCAGGCGCGGCCAAAGACCTGATGAAAATTGACCCCAACGTAGTTATTTATGAAATTTAAGGAGAAAACCATGGACAGCAAAGAACTAGCATCTATCGTGGCCGAATCAAACGGCCGTTTTGTCAGCGTAGTGTTCGTCAAGAAAGACGGCACAGAGCGCACAATGTTGTGCCGCCTAGGCGTCACAAAGTACCTGAAGGGTGGCACGTCCAAGTTGGACGCGGACAAGTACCTGACAGTGTTTGACGTTAAGAAGGAAGAGTACCGCGCGATCAACCGCGAGACCATCCTGTCGGTCAAGTTGGCAGGCAACACGTACGTACAGGAGGCCACATGATCGAGTACAAGATCGACCGAGCCTGTGACGGGCAGGACGTGTTCTTTGACGGCAAGAAGGTGGGGTGGCTGTCGTTCGGTGACCTGCGTAGTCTGTACGAAGATAGACGCCCAGTGACCATGTTGATCATGGACAAGGGCACCAAATACCACAACAGCATGGCCGCGGCCAAAGAGTACATCGAGGCAGTTTATAAACAACAGGAGACAGCATGAACGCAGAACAAAAAGCATTTTCCAACGCGTACCTGTACAGCATCGTAAACGTCACAATGCCGGATTTTGCAGAATTTTTTGAGCAACACCCAGTCAAGCCCGCGGACCGGTGTGTGCTCATGCCGGCATATAAGTGGGACGCCATCGAGGACGCGTGGGTCGTGTGGTGCGCGGCCGTTAAATTCACAAAGGAGCAACAAGCATGATCACCCTAGCCACACTAGAAGAACACCTAGCGTTTTTAATCGCTGAAGAAAATCTCTGTTTTGACGAGGGCGACTGGGATCGACTGGACAGAATACGACTGGCAATTGACGACACATGCGAGCAAATTAAAAAAGAGGAGAAAACAAAATGACAGTACTGGTAAAACAAAACCAAGAAAACCGAGCAGAGGTTTTGATTGGTAAAGACAACGGGTGGGTGGCGGTGCACATGTCAATGGGCACGCTGTGGGTGGAGGTGTACGACAACAACGACAACCCGATCCACATATTCAAACAGGACTGGCCCGCGGCCCCAAAGCGCAAGTTCAAGGTGCGCGCGTCGTACAGTGCCATGTGTGAGGCAGAGATCGAGGCCAACAGCCTAGACGAGGCGTACGAGTTGGCCAAGAAGCTAGACGGGGCGTCATTCGACACACAATGCGACCCCGACGACTGGCACATCGAAGACGTTTGGGAGACAGCGCGATGAAGTACACAATTAGACATGGCAGTATTGCCGCAGTTCAGCACGTGGCCACACCCGAAGGCCGCGAGGTCACTGTGACCGACGGCAACGACGACACAACGAGGCGCACACTGCCACTGGCAGTGCAGGCCGCGGTTAACCGCCAGTTCGGCATCATCTTTGCCCTGCCCTACGAAAAACGGCAGGGTTTCATCGACAATTCAATACCCTTTGAGGTGGAGGTTACACAATGAACACGACAATGTTAAAACACGTGCGCACACTTTTTGTGCACGAATTTGTGCCAACGAGTACCGCCCGACACAACATGCGCCAGTGGGTAAAATCTGTGCGCATGTTGGGAGACAAGCATTTACTGGCCATCAAGGTGGCTAAAAAGGAGACAGCATGAAATCGTTAGAAGACTACGACATTCGCGACGTGGCCGAGTACCTGCGGGATTGGGGCTACGTGGTGACGGCACCGGCAGACGCGGGTGACGGCCTGTGGGTCAGCCAAGAGCAGTTGGCAGACATTGAACACCTACTGGTGTGTGGCCAACGAGAAGCGGCACAAAACGACCTTTTTAACCTACTAGGGAAAACCCTTAACCGGAGCATGGCATGATGGAACAAATAGACCGATTCACACTGGAAGATCAGATTATGCAGTGTTGGGGTGTTACCGAAGACCTAGACATGATCTACCATACCGAGGCCCTGTACCAAGACGAAGACCGCATGATGAACGTGCTACTAGGCGTGCAGGAGTTGTACAAAATCCGGTTTCAGCGTTTATTTGACACGTTTGAGAAAATGGTCCATGAAGGGAAGATAACATGATCAATATACACGTCGCGTATAACACTGTGGCGGAGCAGTGGGTGGTTTGGACAGGGTCAGGCCGTCAGTACTTCGGAAATTCGCGCCTAGAGGCCATAGAGGCCTTTAAGGCCTGTATCCCACCGGATACACCCATCAAGGTGGTGTACTGATGGCACTGGCCGGCTTATTTGGTGTACTGGCCCTGTGGGCGGCCAAACAACCGCGGTGGGCGGTGGTTTTACTGGCCGTAATCTGTTACTTTGACTAAAATGAGTACTTTAGTACTGTTCTTGTTCAGGGTGTTCAGGGTGTCGGGGTCTAAACACTATTTTTGATTTTTTTTTTTTTTTTTTTTTTTTTTAAAATAATAAATAAATAACCCCGACAACCTGAACACCCTGAACAGCGAGGACCAAAACATGGCACGACAGGACATAAAAAAGACCGGATGGCCCGAAGGGTTATTGCAGGACGACGACAAAAGACTGAGCAGGTGGTTTGCAAGCAGGCCCGACGCAAGGTATGTTCTTAGAAAACAACTGGAAAAGGACCGAGATGAAAAGATGGACCGACTTAGACAAGGCGATCATAGGGTCAACCATGACGTACCAAGCAGGTGAACGCGTGCCTGTGTTTGTGTACAGTGGCGATAAGATCGTAAGCATACTTATAAATAGGGACGGCATGACGCGCGACGAGGCACTGGATTTCATTGACTTCAACATAGATAACGCGTATATTGGCAAAGACACCCCACTGCTAGTGTGGCCACTAATCGACGAGGAGTACGACCTATGAACCAAGATGACTTCAACGAGGCAGAGCGCAGGTCCAAGTTGCGCATGCAGGTGATCTACGAGGGGTCCAAAAAACCCAAGCGCGAGTGGGTGGGCCTGACAGAGGACGAAATACCCGACATTTATGTTGAAGGCACAGCGTTTCGCCACGGGGTTAAATGGGCAGAGGCCCGACTAAAGGAGAAGAACACATGAAGCTGTACGACGTACCAAGACACAGCACAGTCATTTTGGACACAGGCGAAGAGATTTATTTTTACCGCGTTGATGGCGCGTATTCATACTGCAAAAACAAAGAGGGAGACGTGGTGCACCTGCCCGCGTGGTCCGACGTAACAATCAAGGAGCCCGAGCATGAACCTAGACGACATTAAACAGATGTTGCAAATAGTCAACGTGGACCCGCGGACCATTGAAATGGTCCAGTTCGCGTACGACCAAGGCGTCAAGCACCCCGACCCCCAACAACCCAAGTGCAACCCACACTCAAAGGCGCCACACGGGTTTGCGAGAGAGGCAAGCCACCAAGCGGCCCGTTACGTGTGCGACTGTGAGGCATGGGACCCGTACGAGGCCGGCAGGGAGGAGGGCGTGCAGGCCATGCTCAAGTACGAGAGGGACAATTACATACCCCTCACAGCCTCAGAGATCGTAGACTGCGCCACAGCGGTGTACCAGTGCGACATGAACGACTTAGGTGATAACACGATTAAGTTTGCGCGCCAAATTGAGCGCCTAACACTGGAACGATAATGAGACGACAACTACTGACGGCAGAACAAGAGATCGAACTACACCACCGGATCGTGCAGGGTGACGAGGAGGCCCACGACCAGTTGGTGGAGGCCAACATGGGACTGGTGGTGTACATCGTGCAGAAGTTGCCACAGTGGGACATGACAGGGAGCATGACACGCGACGACCTACTGCAGGAGGGCTACATAGCCCTGATGAAGGCCGCGCACAGGTGGAAACCGCAGGGAAGGTTTGCAAGCTACGCGCGCACTTTAATTAAAAGCCAAGTGCTCAGAGCGGTGGAGAACAAGGCCCTACTCATTCACGTGCCGGTGTCGGTGCAGGAGGACCTGCGCAAGATCAAGCGGGTGGAGACCGAGTTGGCCCAAGTGCTCAACAGGGAGGCCACACCCAAAGAGGTGGCCAAGTTGACGGGCCTGTCAGAAAGCAGGGTCCGCGACAGACTGGTGGTGAGTCAGAGACAACCGGTGTCACTGGACGCGTACAAGAAAGACCAAATAACGGAAGAAGATTATGATTGACAGAATGATACAACTAGCAGAGGCCTACAAGCGGTCGTACGAATTGGAGCGGGCAAGAGCCGACCGATTGGTGGACGACGCCATGTTGGGCCGGTACCTGCGGCCCCTGTTTACCCGAGAGGCAGACAGATGGACCATCAACACGACCATACAGGGCGCCACAATAGACGACGCAATATGGAACCCCGACGCACACGACCAACTAAACAGCCTAGCGGCTGAGATGGAGCAAAGACATGAACCGCGTAATTAAAGCCCTCATCATCACAGCAAGCGCCCTATTTGAAGTGAGCGCTTACTCTCAACAGTTGTCGATCGCACAACTTCAGGCGGCACTCAAGAACCAGTACACACCCGAGGCGGTGCAGGCCACCGGCTACGTGCTAGGCGCCTACGACGCCATGGCCGGTATCGTGCACTGCCCCACAGGCATGCCACCGACAAGGGACACGCTCGTCAAGTGGACGCGCGAGGGACTGGACAAGTTCAACAGCAACCCGAGGGGGTTTGTGGACCGGACCAAGGGAGCCGACCACCTACTGGCGGCCGTGTTCGCAGAACGCGCACCATGCGCCAAGAGGGGCCTGACATGAGAGACACAGACGTACAGCGGGAGATCAACCGCATGAGCAAGAGATACGACGACGATGACATTCAGGAGTATGTGCGCCCATGGAGGCCCCTGACAGACGAGGAGATTGAGGCGTGTTTTGAATTTATCATTGAAGAGGACTGGCAAGCGATTCGATTTGCTAGGTTAATTGAAGCCAAACTGAAGGAGAGGAACCATGGCTAAAGGCGACATACGGGACGTGTGGGAGACAAACCGAAAACGTTTGGAGCGCAAGCGCGAAACAGAGCGCGAGTGGGCCAAGGCCAACAGGGACAAAATGAACGCGTACAAGCAGGCCACAAGGGCCAAGAAGGCGGCCGAGCAAAAGGCCATGAGGGTCAAGAGCGCCTACCACGCAGACTGGAAGGCCACCACGTACCAGTGCCCTGAGTTAAAATACAGGGGGTTGGCATGAAACGTGCTAGAATGCTACAATTAGCAGAGCAGGCGGGTTTTGTCATGTGGTCGGACTGTGACTGGAAGCCGAAGGGCGCCACGATAGACTGGTCCTGCGACTACGACAAAGAGTTGAGGAAGTTCACTAAACTAGTGGAGGCTGAGTATGAGCGGGTGGCTAATAGCCCTGACGGGGCTTATCTATGCGGGCGTGGCAGTTGAGCAGGGGCTCAAGGGCAACACACCCATGTGTCTAACGTACCTAGGCTACGCGTTTGCAAACGTCGGCCTGTACAAACTAGCGAGTTAATTATGATCTCAGAAGTTGACATTAAAGACTTTGACTACATACGGGTAGAGAACGTCAAAGAAAATGAGGACGGGTCCTGTGACTGCAACATCAACATGGGGCCACTGGCAACCAAGTACCTGCTAAATTTTGCGTTCATTGGCGTGCTGAAAACCGCCATTGCTGAAGGCAAAATGTTGACACCAAAGGAGTGATATGACAGACAACGAGCGCATGCAATACGAAGCCAACCTAAAGAAGTTACCGCCAGAGAAGGCGGCACAGTGGACCGAGGAGGTCAGGGAGGCGTGGTTACGTGTGCGACGGGCGAGAAAGGTGTGGCGCGCAACGCGCACACCCGCCACACGTTGTCTAGGTTCAGTCAAAGAGGACGGGCGCCTGACGCCCCTCTTCATTCCAAACACAGAGTACATGCGTTACGAAGAGGCATGGATCGACTACACACAAAATTACCAACCCAAATATATTTTTGAAGAGCGCGCACGTGCGGGCGAAGATGACGACGACTACGATTGGAGCAAAGCATGAAGGCCATACTTGAGTTCGAGTACCCCGACGACGAGGACAAACTGAGGCACGCGCTACATGGGCAGGACGCGATCTTTGCGCTGTTGGACATATCAGAACAACTGCGCCTGCACTACAAGTACGAGGCAGATGGCGACCAAATACTGGCCAACATAAACGAGTTGGTTATCGAGGCTTTAAAAATGTGTCAGGAAATTGGATGAAAAAAATAATTTACGCAATCTATTTATTTGGCGCGATACTCGCGTTAGTGACGGGCTACTTTTTGGACCCTATCACAGCACTGGCCATCGTGCTAATCATGCCTATGGTGGTGATCACCATCATGGAAATGCAGGGCCTTGTACAATTTGGTTATCACGAGATGGAGGACAAAGACAGCGTGCTCAGTAAAGCATCACGCGATGACCTGACAGCAGAGGAGGCCGCGGAGAAGTACGGGCAGGCGGTGATCAACGAAATGGACGACCAGATTAAGGAGGCCGAGATGGGTCTTATGGAAATGAAGCAAGCGCGAGAAACAGCGTACGACACACTGAGAGGTGTCAAAAAATGATAAACTATTCACCAAACACAAAGGCGCAAACACATGAACAAACCAACAGCACTAGCGGTTCAATTCGAGAACATCCCGATCAGCCTCAAGAAAATCTCCCGTTGGGTTTTGTGGAGGTTAGTCGAGGTTGGGGAAGAGTCGAACAAGCGGTGGTCAAAGTTACCACTGCAGTCAAATGGGTCGTCCGCAAGTTCCACAAACCCAACAACGTGGTGTGATTTTTTACATGCACAAGAAGCTTATCAAACAGGTCGCTTCGATGGTGTTGGCTTTGTCTTTGATGGTAGCGACGGCATCATGGGCATTGACTTGGACGACTGCGTGGATGCCGTTCAGGGTCCAACGTCTCTTACGCCTGAAGCGCAGTCCATTAAAGACGCGGTCCTAGGCTACGCAGAGGTTAGCCCCTCAGGCACCGGCATCAAAATCTTTACACGTGCGCAGTTGAATGCCGCGCACGTTGACCACGAGAAGGGTCTCGAAATCTACCCCAAGGGCCGTTACTTCACAGTGACCGGCCACACACTTGGTGGCAACATTCCCGACCAAGAGCAGGACCTGCAACACATCGTGCCTGCACGTCGCAGTTACCGCTCGGGCGATTCGTTTGCGGACTACAGCCCACCACTGGACGGGTGGGACTTGGCCCGCGTGGAGACCGACCTGCTGACACTGCTAGACCCCGACTGTGGCTACACAGAGTGGTTGGCGGTGGGTATGGCACTGCACCACCAGTTCGGTGGCGACTACGAGGCACTGGAGTTGTGGGACCGGTGGTCTGATAACGACGGGGCCTGTGGGTCATACGCGGCAGGGCAGTGCGCGGCTAAGTGGGACAGCTTCGGTGGCACTGGTGGCACCACACTGCGTTCACTGGTGTTCAAGGTCAACAAGACCAAAGAGGCCGCGGTGGTGGCCAACGGCGAGAAGGTGCTCACAGGCGGCCCTCTGAACCACGCCAAAGAGTTCTTGGCCAGTCAGTTCACGTGCGAGGAAGGCACGTCGCTGACCACGTACGCAAACGACATGTTCCAGTACAAGGGCACACACTACCAAGACATTGAGGAGGCCACAGTGCGGTCCCTGCTGTACACGTTCTTGGACCGGTGCAAGAAGTACGACAAGAAGCAAAACCTGATGCCGTTCAACCCAACACCTGCGCACGTGTCTGCGATCCTAGACGCTGTGCACGCAGTCACCCACCTGCCCAACACGGCCAACACCAAACCACCGGTGTGGCTTGAGGGGTACGGGAACAACAGGCCAGACCCGAGCAAACTGGTGTCGCTTGAGAACGGCATTTTTCACACCGAGCAAAACCTGCTGATACCCCACAGCTTGGGGTTTTTCACGCAGAACAGTTTGCCGTTTGCTTACGACCCTGACGCGACGTGCCCAACGTGGGAGCGTTTCTTGCAGGACATTTGGAACGACGACCCTGAGAGCATTACCTGCCTGCAGGAGATGTTCGGCTACATTCTGAGCGGTGATTCAACACAGCAGAAATTCTTTAACATCATAGGACCGCGCCGCTCTGGCAAGGGAACGATCAACAAGGTGCTCGTAAGCCTCTTGGGGCAACACAACACAGTGGCGCCACAACTGGATGAGTTATGCGATACTTTTGGACTTCAACCATGGCTAGGAAAACTGCTAGCGAGTTTCACGGACGCACGAGCACCGGAGCGCAACAGGGGTGCTGTAGTGAGCCAGTTGCTCCGGATTGTTGGCGGGGATACTGTGACTGTGAACAGAAAAAACAAGGAAGCTTGGAGTGGTTATTTGCCAACGCGCATTGTGATCTACTCTAACGAGGCCTTGCAGTTAACAGAAAATTCAAACGCGTTAACAGGGCGCATGATTGTGCTAAAGATGAGCAATAGTTTTTATGGCAAAGAGGACACACTGTTGGCCGACAAGTTGGCCAAAGAGTTGCCTGCCATTTTTAACTGGGCCATTGCAGGACAGCAACGACGCATGGCGCGCGAGGGTCAGCGGTTCCAACAACCAACAACAGGGCGCGAGTTACTGGAGTTGATGGAGGAGCTAGGCAACCCTATCGGGTCATTCGTAACAGACGCACTGGACTACGACCTAGATGCCAAGGCAATGAAGGACGACGTGTTTATTTGTTGGCGCAAATGGGCCACTGCAAAGAACATACCGCCCGGCAGTGACATGGCGTTCAAGCGTAGGTTTCTTGCGGCAACGCAGGACCACCGCGTGACAGCGAGCAGGCTTCGTGTTGATGGTGAGTTGGCCAACGTTTACCTTGGCATCAAGCTTAAACCGAAGGCACAGAAGTACGTGGACAGTATCAGCAACTTTGAACGGGAGGAGATATTTTGAGCAACGCATATTTTCATGTGGATGTTGGTTTCTTTCCGGTGCCTGTAAAGATGTGCTTTACATCACAGGCGTTCTACAAAGTGCTGAAGGACCACGGCATCACAGCACAGCCCGACATGACGCCACTGGAGTTGGGCATCGCGGAGACACACAGCTTCTCTACACCAAAAGAGGCCATTGTCATCGTGGTGTTCAACCTACTTGAGTGTGTTGATAACGCGGCCCTGCTGGCCAGCGTGGTGGCCCACGAGGCCACACACGTGGTGGCGCGTGTGCTCGAACACATTGGCGAAGACGTGGAGGATTTTGGTGAAGAGTCTCGGGCGTACCTGACCGAATGGTTGGTGCGTCAAATGTTCACGGCCTGTTTAGTGGAGGTTGCCAAAATTGCAAAACGAAAAGAAAATCGAACAAAGACTGGTAAAAAAGGTCAAGGAGATGGGGGGCCTATGCCTGAAGTGGGTAAGCCCGTCGATGACGGGGGTGCCGGACCGGCTAGTGTTCTACAACAGCCAAGTGATCCCAGTGGAGTTGAAGGACCCAAAGGGAAAACTAAGCGCAAGACAGGAGTTGATGATCAAGGAGTTGTTGGCGCGGGGGGTGAAAACCCACGTGCTATCAAGCGAACAAGACGTAGACCAATTCATTGACCAACTATGACCGACGACGAAGCCCACGAAATTAAAAAACGTATACACATTGCCAAAACAATGTATAACGTTAAACGACGCGCCACTGCCGCAGGTATTCCATTTGAGTTGGACCATAGTTACCTGTGTGCAATCGCGCCGGAATACTGCCCTATTTTTAGGACCAAGATTCTTTGGGGCTATGGGCAGTCGGGCACTGCGGGATCAAGCGGCCCAGACTCACCGAGCCTAGACAAAATTATTCCTGAAAAAGGGTACGTGAAAGGCAACGTGGCATGGTTAAGCAACAGAGCAAACACAATCAAATCGAACGCAACCCAAGACGAGTTGTACAAGGTTGCAGACTGGACACACGAAAAGATAAAGGAGGTAAATAATGGAGGTGCACGACCGCCCCCAATTGGCGACCCTGCAAATACCTACATCACTCGCCCCACGCGCCATCGCGTTGTTAACGATGTTACAGCAAGGGAAAGAGCAGGCTATTGATGTTGACATTAAAAAATTTACACCCCTACCAACAGCGCCTAGTGCAGGAGAGCAAGACTCAGCCGCACATGGGACTGCTGATGGACATGGGACTGGGCAAGACGATAACGGCCCTGACAATACTCAGCCAACTTGAGGGCAAGACGCTGATTATTGGGCCAAAGGCCGTCATTAAAAACGTTTGGAAACAGGAGGCAGAAAATTGGACGCACACAGAGAAGATGAAGTTTGCCCTCATTGTGGGAACACCACAGGAGCGCATGAAAGCGTTGCAGAGCGATTCGAGCGTGTATTTGATCAATGTCGAGAACGTGGTGTGGCTTTTCGAGCAAGCCTCGTTGCCGCAATGGCAGACGTTAGTGATCGACGAATCAAGCAGATTCAAGAATCCATCGTCCAAGAGATGGAAGACCTTGAAAGGACAATTGAAGAACTTCGAGCACAGGTACATCCTGACAGGAACACCAACCCCGAAGTCGTACCTAGACCTATGGACCCAAGTCGGCATATTGGATTTGGGCCAACGATTAGGGAAATCGATGACTTCCTACAAGGAGAAATTCTTCGAGCCCGAAACAAGGGATCGCAGAACGGGGATGGTCTGGAGTTGGAAGCTAAGACCAAACGCAAAGGAGCAGATTGACGCCCTGATAGGGGACATTTGCGTGTCCCTGCGCAAGGAGGACTATCTGACCATGCCACAGCGTCAGGACATTGTGCACACCATTGAGTGGGAGAAGGGCCCCAAGCAGGCCTACAACACCATGCGCAAAGAGATGGTGGTGGAGGTGGACGCAGAGACCCTGACCGCGGCGTCGGCAGGTGTCCTGACGGGCAAACTACTGCAAATGACCGCGGGGGCAATCTACTCAGAGACCAAAGAGGTGGTGCACATCCACGACACTAAACTGGAATACCTGACCGACATGTTGGACGACACCCCAACCATTGTGTTCTACAACTTCAAACACAGCCTAAAACGGCTTCAGGGCGTTTTTCCTGACGCGGTGCTACTCAGCCCTGACGACGAGAAAACAATCGCTCTGTGGCGCTCTGGTAAGGTCCCAGTGCTACTTTGCCACCCTAAAAGCGTGGGCATCGGCCTGAACCTGCAGTGCAACGTGGGCGATACGGCGCAGATCGTATGGTTTGACCTGCCGTGGTCCAGTGAAGACTACCTACAAGCCAACGCGCGCCTGTTCCGGCAGGGGCAAGAAAAGCCTGTAATTATTCATCACCTGACAATGCAAAAAAGTATTGACAGTCAGGTCATGGACGTGCTAGAAGGGAAGATCGATATGCAAAACGCGTTAATGAACGCGCTCAAACTTCAATGATCAAAGTAAACGCCACCATCCGCAGGCTTTCAGACGAAGAGCCGGATCCTCTTGAGCACGAGGATTCGTCCTCCGAACCTACCACCGGCGGTATGGGTTGGGCGCCGTGGGGGCCAGACACCATCCAAGACGTGTACAACGTCGTGGCGGAGAAGCTGTCCCCACAACAGAGGGAAATCATTGAGGCACATTTGTCAGGGTACAACTACCACGATTTGGCAGTGACCCAAAAATACTGGCGCTACCATTTTGGGGCGGCGGTTGCTAAAATACGAAAGGAGTTAAAATTGTGAATGGATACATAGTGGAGTATGTCAAGCAAGGATGGCCTACAATAGACGTTCAAGTTGACGCAAAGCACCCCATGTTCGAGAAAGATCAAGACGTGCTGTCAATATGGCACTTCGAGAACGAAGAAGAACATGATTTCATATTGCGAGATCTACGCAAATTTAGAGAACAGCAAACAAAAGGACTAGCATAATGTCAAACGAAGCAACAAATTTATTAGCATCTTTGGGCGTAAAACCAAAAGAGCAACGCATTCAGGAAATGGCCGGAGCAGTGACACGATTAGTGGTAAACGAGGCATTGCGTGAGGCAAAGGCCCGTGCGCAGGTGCGAGACGCAAATACTCAGGTGCAGAAGGTCGAAAAGCCCTCGCAAAATGGGTAATTCTATATAGGAAAGGCCTTTTTAGGCCTTGAATATAAGGTATACACCATGGCAACGAAATCCAAATACGAGTTCAAAACGGAGATGTGCGACCAACTGATAGAGTTGGGCAAGGTAGGTGCGTCTCAAAAAATGATGTTTGCAAGCGTCGGAATCAGTTCCGCGGCCGCGCAGACGTTCAAGAAAAACCACCCAGAGTTTGCTGAAGCACTGGACATGGCCATCACCCACTCACAGGCTTACTGGGAAACCCAGTTGCTTGCCAACGTGGAGAACAAGGCCTTTAACAGCAGGGTGGCGGAGATTGCACTGAGGGGTCAATTCCCCTCTGACTACCGCGACGACAAGAGCAGTAAGCTTGAAGTCAAGGCAGACGTCGTGTTGGATTTTTCAGGTGCAGTTACCGACCTGATTACGGCGCTTAAAAAAGCGGCGTAACAATACGTCGGCACTTAGCAATAAGTTCCGACGTTTCGTAAGCCCCGAGAGGGGCTTTTTCACCTTTGCATAAAGGAGAGCATCATCGCTACACATGCACTACTCAGTGCCTCAGGGTCCAAACGATGGATGTCTTGCACACCCAGCGCGCGACTAGAGGCGTCACTCCCCGAACCTAAACGAAAAGCAGGCGCGTTCGACTTCAGCCAAGAGGGCACCACAGCCCACACCATGGCAGAGGCCAAGCTACGCCGGCATTTTGGACAGATGACGGCCAAGGAGTACAACGAGGCCATTGCAGAGGTCAAGGCAACACCCTATTACGACGAAGACTTTGAGGCGCATGTAGACAACTACGTGCTTTACGTTCGTTCGCAAATTGGTGAGGGGGATACCCCTTACTTTGAGCAACGAGTGGACTTCAGTGAGTGGGTGCCTGACGGCTTCGGCACAGCCGACGTGGTCATAATGAGCGATAACAAGGTTCGAGTAATCGACCTGAAATTTGGCAAGGGAGTGCCGGTGGACGCCGCGGACAACCCACAACTGAGGCTGTACGGCCTTGGTGGTTGGTACAAGTACAAGGACGAACACCCAAACATTACCCACGTTGAATACACGATTCACCAACCTCGACTGGACAGCATCACCACCGAAACAGTGACGCTAGAAAGTTTGCAAGACTGGGCCGTGCATGTAGTTAAACCCAAGGCCAAAAAGGCACACGCCGGCCAAGGGGAGTTTATGGCAGGAAACCACTGTCAATTCTGTAGGGCCAAGTCACAGTGCAGGGCCCGCGCAGACTTTAACAACGTGGCCGCGGCGGCCGATTTCAAGGCGCCGTCACTCCTGTCAGAAACCGAGTTGATAAAGATACTCTCAGACGCGGCTAAGACACGCAAGTGGCTTTCTGACGTTGAAGATTACATGTTGACACAGGCAACGGACCATGGCATAGTACCCACTGGTTACGAGTTGGGGCAGACAAGCACCAATCGTAAGATAGAGGCGCAAGAAGATGCGGTGAAAAAGTTACAGAAAGCTGGAATTGATGATATATTCACCACACCCAGTTTAAAATCTGTGGCACAATTGGAAAAGCAAGTGGGCAAGGGGCACCTCCAAGATATTCTTGGTGACCTGATTGTCAAACCTGCAGGCGAGCCCAAGTTGGTCCCGTCAAAAGCCAGAGAAGATTTTGCGTAAGTAGGGTATTGGGAGCCGCCCTTTTTAAAGGCTCTCGAACAAGTAAACAAGGAGGCCAAGATGGCCAAAGTTAGTGAAAAAGTGGTTACCGGTAAAGTTCGTTTTTCTTATGTCAACGTGTTCAAAGCCGTTGCAATGGAAGAAGGGATGACACCCAAGTTTTCTGTGTCGATCATTATTGACAAGAAAGACAAGGACACGATTGACAGGGTCAACGCGGCGTTTGAAAAAGCCAAGGCGGCAAGCGCCACGCTTTTTGGTGGCACAGTGCCTAAGGGCCTTAAAGGCGGCCTGCGTGATGGTGATGCTGAGAAGGACGACCCTGCGTACGCAAATTCGTTTTTCATCAACGCTAACACGTACCAAAAGCCCGGCGTTGTAGACGCTGATTTGAACCCGATCATTGACCCAGAAGAGTTGTATTCTGGTTGCTACGGCAGAGCGTCTTTGACGTTTTATGCGTACAACCAACAGGGCTCCAAAGGCATTGCCTGCGGTTTGAGCAACTTGCAAAAGTTGTCTGACGGCGATCGTTTGGGTGGTGGTTCTTCCGCCGCTTCGGACTTCGCGGTCTAAGTAGGTTGGTGGGTTGTAGCTTATAAGCTACAACCCTAATTTGTTTAATATACTGAACATTTATTATGATCAAACTTGAATTCACTGTCGATGAAACTAACCACATTCTTGCGTTATTGGGCAAGCTTCCCTTTGCTGACGTGAACATGACCATCATGGCCATCGTTGACCAAGGCCGCCCACAAGCAGAAGCGTTGGAGGCCGAACAAGCCGCCAAGGCCGAAGCAGAAAAAACAGCAGAAGAATAACTTCTGTTGCACCCGACGCCCACTCTCACGCGTGGGCTTTTTTTGTCTCTAAAATTTATCACCATAAAATGAACCAATACCAACAATACATTCACAAAAGCCGTTACGCTAAGTTCATGCCAGATCAAAATCGACGTGAGGACTGGAACGAAACTGTAAACCGCTACGTGAACTATGTTTTTGAAAAGACCCCCAAGCTTGATTCTTCAATGAAGCAAGACATCTTTAATGCCATCTCTGGCCATCACATCATGCCGTCAATGCGCGCCATGATGACCTCTGGAAAAGCCGCCGATCGTGACAACACCTGTGTATACAACTGCTCATACCTCCCCGTGGACGACGTCAAGTCATTTGACGAAGCCATGTTCATTCTGCTCTGTGGTACAGGTGTCGGCTTCTCTGTGGAATCTAAGTACACAAACAAACTGCCCGACGTGCCAGAGCGCCTGTTTGAGTCCACGCACGTTATCAACGTGCACGACAGCAAAGAAGGTTGGGCCAAGTCATACCGCCTGTTACTAGCCAACCTGTACGCCGGCGAGGTCCCAAAATGGGACGTGAGCAAGGTGCGCGCCGCAGGCACGCCCCTGAAGACCTTTGGTGGCCGCGCGTCCGGTCCAGAGCCACTGGTTGACCTGTTCCACTTCACAATCAAAATCTTCAAGGCCGCACAAGGCCGCAAGCTGAACACGCTTGAGTGCCACGACATAATGTGCAAGATCGGTGAAGTTGTTGTGGTGGGTGGCGTGCGCCGTTCTGCCATGATCTCTTTGTCCGACCTGAACGACGAGCGCATCCGCCACGCCAAGTCTGGTAACTGGTGGGAGACTGCAGGACACCGCGCACTGGCAAACAACAGCGCGGTGTACGAGGTCAAGCCTACTGTGGGCACGTTCTTAGAAGAGTGGACGTCACTGTATAACAGCCACTCCGGTGAGCGCGGTATTTTCAACCGCGAGGCCGCCAAGGCCGCCGTGGCCAAGTATGGCAAGCGTGACCCCAACTTTGAGTTTGGTACAAACCCTTGCAGTGAGATCATTCTGCGCCCCTACCAGTTCTGTAATTTGACAGAGGTTATGGTGCGTCCTGAAGACACACTGGAGAGTCTGAAACAAAAGGTGCGCATGGCGGCCATTTTAGGCACCATACAGGCCACGTTCACACACTTCCCGTACCTGCGTAAGGTCTGGCAACGAAACACTGAGGAAGAGCGTTTGTTGGGTGTGTCCTTGACCGGCATCTACGACCACAAGGTTACGAGCAACCCAGACGGCGCCGCGTTGTGGTTGCCCCAGTTGCGCTTGGTTGCTGAAGAGGCCAACGCCGAGTTTGCTGACCTGCTTGGTATCCCACGCTCAACAGCCATTACGGCCGTTAAGCCCAGTGGTACAGTGAGCCAGTTGACAGACACAGCGAGCGGCATTCACCCACGCCACTCACCCTACTACGTCCGCCGCGTGCGCGGTGACATGAAGGACCCCCTGTCACAGTTCTTGGTTACCCAAGGCATCCCCAACGAGCCGTGCGTGATGAAGCCCAACAATACGATCGTGTTCAGCTTCCCACAGAAGGCGCCAGAGGGTTTGACCACACGCGACGACATTGACGCCATTGACCACTTGGGTCTGTGGCTGACGTATCAACGCCACTGGTGTGAGCACAAGCCCTCTGTGACCATCTCGGTCAAAGAGAGCGAGTGGCCTAAGGTGGGCGCGTTTGTTTGGGACCACTTTGACGAAATGTCAGGCGTGTCGTTCTTGCCCCACGACGGCGGCACGTACAGACAGGCCCCGTACGAAGAGTGCACCAAGGAAGAGTACGATACACTGTTGGCGCAAATGCCAACAATCGAGTGGGCAAAGTTTGCCGAAAACACCGATAATGTGGAAGGCGCTCAAATGCTTGCCTGTGTGGCCGGCGTATGCGAAATTTAAGGAGCAATTATGAAAGAGAAAATTTTACGAATTTGTGAAAACGTTCTCGGTGCTTTTACCATGTTAGTGGGAATAATCGGCGCGGCATACCTTGGCTTTATTGCCTTGGGTTTGTGGGCCCATTTGCACCAGTACGCACTGAGCGCTTTCAAATGAGCAAGCCAGATGTAGTTAATAAACCCCCGCATTACACTGAACACCCGTCAGGTATTGAGTGTATTCAAGTCACTGAACACATGGGGTTTAACCTAGGTAACGCAATTAAATACATCTGGCGTTGTGACTTAAAGAAGGATGCCATTGAGGACTTGAAAAAAGCTAAATGGTACATTGAACGTGAAATTCAAAAACGCACAAAATCTGTGATATAGTTTCGGTGTGTTTCATGGTGAGTCCTTGGTTGGACCTTTAGCAGAGAGGGAAACCTCTCTGCTCTTTTTTAACGCAGATTCGTCTGCATGCCTTAGGAGCAGTTATGTCAGTTCTTTCAATCGACTTCGAGACCCGTAGCAGGGTCGATCTCAAGGTCCACGGCCTTGATGTTTATTCATCTTCCCCCACAACAGAAATCATTTGCATAGCCGCAGGTTTTACCGCGGACGACGTGCAGGTGTGGGCGCCCGATCAAGTGCCTGCATGGGTGTTAGACCATGCGGCGAATGGGGGCCTAATCTCCGCATGGAATGCGTCGTTTGAGCACCACATCTGGAACCGCGTAGGCACCCGCTTTGGGTGGCCGGAGATCCAGTGGGAGCAACTAATTGATTCCATGGCCATCGCGGCCGCAAACAACATCCCCCAAGACTTGGACACGGCCGGCGCGGTCATGCAGGCTGACGTCCAAAAAGACAAGCGCGGTAAAAAGCTTATTCAGCTTTTGAGCAAGCCCAAAAAGAACGGCACATTCAACGAAGATCCAGAGTTACTGGCCGAAATGCTTGAGTACTGTAAGCGTGACGTACAGACAGAGTTAACAATTGTCAGTAAATTACGCAAACTGTCACCATCCGAGCAGGCTGTTTGGGTGGCCACGCAGAAGATCAACCAACGCGGTGTTCCAGTGGACCCTGTTGAGTTGAACAACGTGATCAACTTGGTGGACCACGAGATGGAACACATCAACGAAGAAGTTACGCGGTTGACTGATGGCATTAGTGTTTCTCAACGAGGACGATTGCTTGAGTGGTTTCATTGGAATGATTTGACACTGCTAGATATGCAATCTGAGACAATTGAAAAAGAAGCAAAGAAAGTCCACGAAAACCCAAAGGTTAACAGGGTGCTCCAGTTGCGCTCTGAGGGGTCTAAGACTTCTGTCACCAAGTTCAACAAAATGGCCGAAGTTCAGGTGGACGGGCGCATTCGTAACGGGTTGGTGTACCACGGCGCCTCCACGGGCCGTTGGGCCAGTCGCGGTATCAACCTGCAGAACATCGCGCGCCCTGCGCTGTGGATGAAGGACCAAGACATTGCAGACGCGGTGCAGATCGGTTTGGAGCATGGAGGCTACTTGGCCATGAAGGAGCGTTTTGGTGACCGCGTGATGGACGCGTGCTCGTCGATTGTGCGCAACGCCATTAAGGCGCCCGAGGGTTACACCTTTGTGGACGCTGACCTGTCGTCGATCGAGAACAGGGTGGCATCGTGGATTGCCGGCCAGAATGACAAGGTGGAGTTGTTCCGCCAAGGTCTGGACGAGTACAAGACGTTTGCGTCAACAAGCCTGTACAAGGTGCGCTACGAGGAAGTGACCAAGGACATGCGTCAGGTCAGCAAGTCTGCTGTGCTCGGTTGCATGTTTGGACAGGGCGCAAAGGGCCTTGTGGCCTACGCTGAAGGCATGGGGGTGATGTTGGACTTAGGACAGGCAGAAAACGCTGTGAACGCGTACAGGCTGTCTTACGCCAAGGTGAAGAATTGTTGGTTCCTGATGGGCCAAGCGGCCATCGACGCGATAAAGGAGCCGGGGAGTGTGTTTAAAGCCGGCAAGGTAGCGCTTAAAGTGGCTAGAGGCGCCTTGTGGATGCAACTACCCAGTGGCCGTTTAATTTGTTGGCAAGCCCCTGAGGTCGTTCAGGAGCACACGCCATGGGGTAGGTTGGCTGACGTGGTGTACGTCACCAGTCAGAATACTTTCACCCGCAAGTGGGGCCGCAACAAGCTTATTGGGTCTAGCATCTTCCAGTCCGCCGTTCAAGGAACCGCAAGAGATTTTCTTGCCGAGGCTACGCTTGAACTGGAGGGTAAAGGCGTGTCGGTGATTAACCTGATCCATGATGAAATTCTTTCGTTATGCCGTGTAGAAGACGCGAAACAAACTGAAGAATTGGTGATGAAGTCTTTGACCACACCACCAAGTTGGGCGGGAGATTTCCCGCTTGCGGCAGAGTCTTGGATCGACACACGCTACCGCAAATAAGGGCGAAGAGGGGGGTGGTTTGGTAGCCACTCTTCTCCCCCAAGCCTATAAGTGTGTCAAACCACCCTGCGCGTAGTTCACGCCGTACTTGGTTTTTAGTCGTGGGTCTTTCCACGATGTTTTCTCTACGTCACGGGCCAACACCAGAGGGCCGGCCTGAATCTTTTCAGCCGCGCTAAACACTGGTTGCATGTCGGCCTTGTCGTAGAACTGTGACCCGCGGTATGGGTTCATACCGATCTGGCGCCATGTGGGGTCCTGTAAGGCCTCTGCAAGCATCCTGCGGACCTCTTCGTCCTTAGTTGTTTGTTGGTTGCCCATCATCATAGCGAACGGGCCCTTATCGGCGCCCTCTTCAGCGGCCAAGGGTGTCAACCCTTGCGGTCTGGTCCCAAGCCCCACGCGGATAGCTTTATTCGGGTCAGACTTAAACTCCACATCTTTTAAATGGCCTGTGTGACCATACCCAATAGGCTTGCCTGCGGGGTCGTGCATTGTGTCCACGTATGTGCCGTATCGCTCGTACGCAGGAATGTCAAGGCGGTTACCCACGCGCATGCCCTCTGGCACCTGCAGGTTCAAACCCAGAATACCCCTGTTCACTTTGTTTGAATCTAGTGCAGACACAATGTCTTCGTTGGAGTGTGCTTTTGGCAACTCAGTCAACGGGCGCATTGGCCTGCGCTCGTTCATAATGCGCAGATAGTCGGCCTGTGATATTTTGCCTGTCATGTACGCTTCAAGCGCTTGGGCCAGTTGTGGGTCCTGCTGTTGCTTATATGGCTTTGCATTCAGCTTGCGCCACGCCTCAACTTTCTCAGGCGTCAACTTCAAAATGTCGTATGCTGATTCAGCAAGGCGCGTCAAACCGCCCACCTTACCACCACGATCAAAGTGCTGTACCTGACCGCCCTCTGCATAGCCGGCATCCTCTGCCATGGTGATGTAGTCTTTGCTGATAAGCTGTGGCCGTTTTGGATAAGACAACCAAGCATTACCACTAGGCTCTGCATTTTGACGGCCCACATATTCGTTGTACCAATCAGGCACCGCAACTTTATGGGGCACTGCAGGAAATTGAACCTGTTTGTCTTGACCAGTTACGGCCCAACGATAGTCTGGATGCAACACATCGCCACCATGGTATGCGGGAATGTTATCCACACTAAACAGACGAGTGCCAACCGAACTTGTAGACGCACCCTTGGTAAATGGGTCTGCGTGAGCGTCAATGATGTTCCAGTAGTCAGGGACTGCGGGCATTTGTTTAAACTGGCGCCCTGTACCCTCCCCTTTTCCTAAAATGTCGGCAATCCCTTTACGCCCGTGAAAAGTATTTCCAGCGATCTCTCTGACAGCGTCTGCGTCTCGGATGTCAAACGCTTGACTAAATACAGGCTTCTTAACTTTACCTTCGGTCTTGGACCAGTTACGAATTGCTTCGTTAATGCTGTTGATATGATCTTCAGGAATCGCGCCGGAAGCGTAACGATTACTAAAGGAATCAAACACGTCATTGAACACAGTCTTGTTGGATTTGTGTTGGTCAGGCTTACCAATGTAGTTGGTGTTGATCATAGGACGACCATTAAACTCTCTGGCGGTCTCAATCAACCTGTTTGCGGCGGCTTTACTGTCGTTCATCCACACAGCCTTGTTGGCCGCGTGAATTGGGTTGATGTTTTGGAAGTTAGGGAAGCCTGTGCCACCCCAACGACCGCCGTGGGTGCCTTGCCTGTCAGACATGTGCACACCAAGGTAGTGGTCTTGGTAGGGCCTAATAGCCTCACTAAACTTTAACTGTTGTGTTGGTTTGGGTGCAAACTTTGCAATCTCTTCGGCTGTTGGCATAACCAACTGGCCCGGGGCCTGACCAAACGCGCCGGCAATTTTACCCGCTACAGTTTTTGCAAGGCCAGTACGACCACCACCATCAAAGTGCTCAACGGCGGACAGGCCGCCGTCCGGCTTTTTTATTGCACCACCTTTTTTATACTTAGGTGGTTCGCCCGTTGGTTGCAACACTGACTTGGTTTGGTCTTCTGTGTTAAAAATGTTTTGAAGCAAATGAAGACCACCGCCAGCGGCGGTTGTGGCCGCACCAAGTGCTTTCCATTTAGGGCTGGGCATCATTGTTAACGCGGCGCCGGTGCCGGTAATCCCGCTCGTCAACCCTCCAAAAACATCACCTTGGTTAAACTTCTGTGCCGCGTCGTAGCCCTGTTGTCCCGCAATAGTGCCCATGACACCACCACCAACTTTACCAGAACCAACGTTCTTGGCTCGGTTAGCAATCACTTGCATTTGTAATTGCGCGGGGGTTAGTTGCCTTGGAGGGGCTAAATTTGCAAGGTTAGCCCGTGTTGGTGCCACACCAAGGTTTGGTGTTTGCGCAACAGGGGGTGCAGGAGGAGGCATTGCGCTAGGAAAAGTTGAAAACGGAGAGGATTGTGTTGGTAGCGGGCCTTGAGGAATGTTTCTTACAACTTTATTCCCTTGAGACAAAACACTAGCAAGCTCATCCGCGTGTGCCTTTGTGTTGGGGTTCATTGCCTCAACAGTTGGACCAATGTGCTGTGGGTACTCTTGGTAGATCCAATTTTTTGTGCCGTACCCTCGGTCTTGCGTTGGTGTGGTTGTCTGTGTAGGCGCAGGTTGACCCGAGGCTATAGCGTCGGCTTGTGCTTGAGCTTGTGCCAGTGCAATACGTTGCTGGTTAGCTGTAAGTTCATTTCTCGCTTCTCGCGAAAACTGTCTTTCTTCGCCCTCTGTTGGGGGACGCATCAAATGACCGAAACCCACGCCGGCAACCCCACCAACACCTGCGGCAATTGCATCATCTATGCCGACTTGTCTGGACGCAACTTTTTCGTTGGTTGTGGTAGTAGAAGGATTCCATGGAGATAAATCAGTCTCGTCGATTGGAGCCAACGTAATTCCGTGTGAGGGTTTTTTTTCAGCCATCGCTTGGGTTCCTGTGCTAATTTTTTGCATTGGGGGTGTAGGCATTGTGCCAACGGGCACGTCACCATAGCCGCCGTGCTTGGTAATTCTTGTAATGTACCCACGTGTCTCGTCGGGTAAATAACCAGTCTTAAAAAAGTTGCTGTTTGGGCCGTAGTTGTACGCCACAGAAGCAAGCATCTTGTCACCACCAAAGCGGTCAAGATTTTCTTTTAAATACCTGACACCACCGTCAATGTTCTGGTCTACGTTGTAAGGGTCGATCTTCAACCCCTTGGCTGTGTTAGGCATGATCTGCATAAGGCCAATTGCGCCCTTGCCAGACTTCCTCTTAACACTGTGCATGAAATCGTCGTTCTCTGCCTTTGCGGTAGACAAAGCAAACGCGGGGTCCACGCCGTATTTTTCCGCGGCCCTGACAACCTTATCTGCCAGAGCCTTCTGTTGGGGGTTTAAAGAATTAACCCATTCCATGGTTAGGATCTTTCCATTGCAGGATCAAACGCAGGGGCATTAGACAGACCAAGTACTTTTGTCATGCGATCGTACTGGTCTTTTTTCAGTGCCATCATTTCAGGAGACTTTCTAAACTGTTGGAACGTCATGCCGTTTGATTCCATTTTGTTCCAAAGGTCTCTACGTTCTTTGGCATTCATGGCCTCGTATTTAACGGCCCTAGAAACCAAGACAATGTTTTGTGCTGTCAAACGAGATGGGTCTCCAGTGGCCTGTTTAATCAACGCGCGCTCGTTGTCAGACACAGCGCCTTGACCCTGAATCATCTTTGAGCCTTGTAGTGAAAGATACGCAAAGTCACGCGCCAGTTGTTGCGCCGCAGACATACGAGCCTCTTTTACTTTAGGGTCTTTAATGTTTCTGATGCTTGGGTCAAGTTGTACTGCCAACTGGTTAACATCGTTGATACCAATAGAACCCATCGGCGTTCTAAGTCCTAGGTCCGCAAGGTTAAGGATGGCAGACTGTACTGTGTCTCTGCCCAACAAATTAACCAACTCAGGAACCTTTTGAACGTTTTGTGAAATGCGGTTTGCAACAATAATGTTGTTGTCCGCGCTATCAGCAGAGGTTTGCAAATCTTCAGACGCTTTAGAAGCCACAGCAATAGCTTGTTTGTTGGTTTCAACTTGCCGTTCTTTTTCAACAGCAATTTTGGCGTTTGCTTGTTCCGTTTGCCACGCTAAATCTTCTTTGGACCCTGAAGGGAACGGTGATCTTTGAGCAGGTGCTGAAGGCGCCGCCGCCACCACCGGAGCCGTTGCAGGTGTTACGGGTGCGGCAGAAACGGCAGGAGCCGTTGCAGGTGCCGCGGGGACCACAGCACCTGTTGGAGCCACTACAGGAGCCGCTACAGGCGTAGGAGGACGTTGACCGCCGCCAAGAATTGCAGAGGCCGCCGCATACGGCGTTGTTTGCTTTGTTCCCGCTGGTTCGGTTGCTGTTGCAGGTGTGCGAATGTCTTGTGGGTTAAACGCACTGGCGCCAACAACATTGGTAAACATTGCCGCGTTGAACTCTGGGGTGCCGGGTTGGACGCCGGCGGCTCTTAAACGACGCACCATATCGTCTTGTTTAGTCAAAGCAAGGTATTGCTTTTGTGCCTCTTGTGGGTTCGTGTTGTACAGTGCAAGCAACGCGGCTTTTTGTTGCGCGTTGAGGTTATCACCTACTTGAGGAGCACCACCAACTTGAGGAGCACCACCAACTTGAGGAGCACCACCAACTTGAGGAGCACCACCTGCTTGAGGAGCACCACCTGCTTGAGGAGCACCACCTGCTTGGGTTGTGTCTTCCAAGCCTAGCGTTTTCATAAACATTTGCCTTTGTGCGGCCGCTTGCTCTTGAGCCTGCTTGATGCGTTGCTCTTCAGTGTTAAGCTGTGCAAGACCCACGCGCATGTCAAAGAGTTCTTTATCTCTGTTGCGTTGGTTGGTGTTGTAGGTTTGCAAGTTTGTTGCAAAGGTGCCGGGACCACCCGCGGCTACCGCGGCTTTCTCCATAATAGGGCCCCAACCAGAGGCGGCCTCTTCGCGCTGTTGGATCATCTGCATCAAACGATCACGAATCTCAGTGCTGTCTGTGGGGTTTAAAGACACACCTTTTTGGCCGGCAAGCGTAAGCCCGCCGGTCCTAGGCATCGTCGCCTTAATCTGCGGTTCGACAGCGTCTAAACCGCCGCCTGCTGTTTCGTCAAGTGCCATTTTTATGCTCCGCCCACATCATAAGTTATGCCGGTATCAGGGTCTGTGTACGTGCCGCCCACAACTGATCCACCAGTTGTTTCTGTATTTGGGCCGCCTTTCATAATTTCATCCAACCAACCAAGGCCTGTATTGCCTTTAAGAAGCTTATCAATACTAACACCCGCTTGACCCGCGGCAGTAAGACCTTTAAGCAAGTTTTCGTACGAGCTACCTTTGGTGGTTGTTGTGGTTGTCTTGTCCATGGTGGGTCCCATGGCGTTGATGAGGTCGCTGTACTTGATCAACTGGTTCAAGTCCGCGCCCATCTCTTCTTTACCTGTGTTGATGGCAGAAGTAGAGTATTGAGAACCCACGTCACCAACACCTTTAGCGGCGTTAATGGCGTATCCTTGCGCTTCCAGAGCGGCTTTGTTCTGCTGTTCTGCCAGTGTGGTCAGCGCGCCTGCGCGGGCTGTGTTAACCGCTGTCTGGCCACGCAGACTGCCAAAGTTACCACCACCAATACCACCGGCGCCGGCCTGTGAAGTTAGCTCTGGCAGGATCTGGTTGAGTCTTGCGTTCTGGGCGGCAAACAAACCACCTAAAGCTGTTTGCTTGTTGGGGTCTCCGTTGGCCAAAAAGGGGTTGGCCGCGCCAGAGGCAACGCCTTGGAGCGTGTCCATGGCTGTCATAAACGGGTTAGACTGTGTGGGTAAACCACCACCACCACCACCACCACCACCACCAGCACCACCCGGAACTTGTTGTGGCATAAACTGTGGCGAATCCAAATCTGACCCACCGGGTGGCATAGCGCCGGGGCCACCATAGTTATTTACATTGGGGCCAAACCCTCCGCCGCTGTTGGGTGGTTGCATGCCGTAAGGCTGTGTGCTAGGGGTGCCAAACAGGTCCTTGCTCATGCTTGCGGTGGCCGTGCTACTAAACGGCGTTGCCGCGTCGTACACCGTTTTGCCGGTTGTGCCAATCGCCTTTTGGGCGTCGCTGAACCACGTTGGTAGTGTTGCTGTTGCGGTTACGCTGGTGTCAAAAACGCTCATTTTCTTCTTCCTTTCATGTGCACGCTAGACAGGTATTCTAACGGGCCTTTGCTTTCTGGTGGCAACTCATCCGACGGGTTAGAGTGCTTGTGTTCACGAATTGTTCTAATAAACTGGTCCAAAATGTCTGCACCGGAGTCACTGGAGCCGTTACCCAAAGCAGACACTACGTCTGCAGGTAACACGTACTCGCTGTTGGCCACCATGGCGGGGATCTGGTCTGACGTACCATCACCACGGCCTTGGATGTATGTTGTTCCTGCGCCGCCCTCAGAGTAGAACTCAGGCTGACCCATGGGGTGCTCGGGTACCATGCCACCTTCGGCAAAACTAAAATAATCAAATAAGCTCACTGCGGGGCCCTCTTCCTTTTTATCTTGTTGCTCTTCTCTATCCTTTGTAGCCTTTTCTTCCATCCGTGTCAAGCTTGTGTTTGGCGCGGCATCAGGGGTAGGCACTCCGGCTAGACGGAACAACAAAGGGTTTAAAAGGGGGGTATCTTCTCCCACCTTTTTGTACGAGAACGTTGTTTCCGAACCAACGTAAGGCGTTGAAGGCAAAGTTCCTGCACCAGTTGTCTTTTTAGGTGTTGTCACCTTTGCAGGCGGTGTAACCACAGGAGGTGTAACCACAGGAGGGTTGACCACAGGCGGTGTAACTACAGGAGGGTTGACCACAGGCGGTGTAACCACAGGAGGGTTGACCACAGGTGGTGTAACCACAGGAGGGTTGACCACAGGAGGGTTGACCACAGGAGGGTTGACCACAGGAGGGTTGACCACAGGAGGGTTGACCACAGGAGGAGTCACAACCTCTGGCGTCACCTCTGGCTTCTCCTCTGGCTTCACCTCGGCCTT